TTCGAAGTCGAGGGCGAATTGCTCGGCCTGTTGTTCGTGGATGCCGAGCGCCTCGAGCTCGGCCGGCTGGGCCAGCTGCATCAGCTCTGCGATCGTGGCCGCATTCCATTCGCCCTCCAGGCTGTGGTTGAGTCCGCCGTTGAGGGCGAGCGCAACGGTCGGCTCCTGCTCGAGCGGCCAGTCGCCGTAGAGGGTGGGGACTAGCCACTCGTTTCTCGGGCTGACAACAATTCCCGCCGGCGGCGGTTGGCTGGCACGTTTCAGGTGCGCCAGCGCCTTCACCCGGCCATTGCCCGCAATCGTGTGGCCGGTCCGGCGGTTGACCGTCACGGCCTGGCCAAAGCCGTGCGCGGTGATGCTCTTGGCGAGCGCCTGCACGCGGTGGCTTTTGCGGACGTTTTTGGCGAGCGGGTGGAGTTGGTCGAGTGGTACCAGGGCCAGTTGCGGCTGGTGCGCCGTCGGCAGGTTTTTCTTGGGCATAGTGGCACCAGGTCCTAGCGATGCTGGCCACGTAGAGCGCGACGCCGAGCGCGATCACTGCGTACGCGGCGGCCAGCTCGGCGCGTCGGGGTGGCTGCATGGGTCAAATCTCCAGGACGCCGCGCCGTTCGTAGACGCTTTGGCCGGTCGGTTCGGCCATCAGCCGGCCAATGGCCATCAGCGCGCCGACGATGAGGTCTATGCGTTCGGTGCTCTTCTTTTTCGAGGGTTTCAGGTTGCCGGCGTCGTCGGTCTCGACGCAGACATTGCTGGCGTGCCAGCGCATCACGGGATGGCCGCCGTGGTGAAAGCGTCCCTCCAAGACGAGCTGCTCGAGTTCCTTGGTCGGGGCGGCCATGCTGAAAAAGCCCTGTCCAAAGGCGACGACGTTAAAGCCGTCGTCCGCCAGCTCGGTGGCGAGTTGCGCGCCTTGGAACAGTCGATCGATGGCGATTTCGTCGATGCCGTAGCGGTCGGCCAGCTCGTTGATGTCCCGGCGGACGGTGGCATAGTCGGTCGTGTTGCCACGTGTGGTTTTGATCAGTCCCTCGCGAATCCAGACCGAGTAGGGCACGCGGTCGCGGTGCTCGCGCTCGCGGGCCGAGTCCTCGGGGATCCAGCAATTTGGCAGCACGTCATAGGTCCCGTCGCCGTTCGCGAATACCATCACAAAGGCCGTGAGGTCGCGCGTCGTAGCCAGGTCGAGCCCCGCTTTGCATCGGCGGCCGGCCAGGCGAGCGGGATCGATCTTCAGCTTGCCGCACTTGTCCCAGGCCGCCATGTCGAGCCAGCGGGTTTCGCTCTCGGTCCATTGGTTGAGTTGGAGGCGCCGGAAGGTGTTGACGTAGCCGGGGGTTTGTTGGGCCCGGCGGGCTTCGGCCTCTAGGTAGTCGCGGCGGATGCTGACGCCTAGGTTGGGGTTGGCCTGTTCCCAGGCCTGCGGGTCGGCAAAATCCCGCTCCTCATCGGCCGCGTACACCAGCGGCAGGAATTCCGGGTCGTCAAAGATGCGGTCGCGCACTTTGAGGGCGTAGTCGTGCAACTCCCAACACAGTGAGTGGCGGTCGTGTCCGGCGGTCGTGATGCCGAGCGTGAGGGGTTGCGTGCGCGCTCCGGTCGACGTGGTTAACACGTCCCAGAGCTCGCGGTTGGGTTGGGTGTGTACCTCGTCGAACAGGATGGCGCTTGCATTGAGTCCGTGCTTGGTGTACGCCTCGCTCGACAACACTTTCCAGGCGCTGCCGGTTTCCTCGATGACTATCGCATCCTTGTAGAGCTTCGCGCGTTGCAACAATTGCGGGTGACTCTCCACCATGCCGCGGCCGATGTCGAAGATCAGCTTGGCCTGGTCTTTGTCGCCGGCGGCGGAGTAGATTTCCGCGCCGGGCTCGCCGTCGGCGTACAGCATGTAGAGGCCGACGCCGGCGCCCAGCGTGGTCTTGCCGTTCTTCCGCGGGATTTCGAGGTAGGCCCGGCGATAGCGGCGCAGGTTGTCGGCCTTGCGTCGCGCGCCCAAGAGTTCGCGCAACCAGGTGGCTTGCCAGGCGGCGAGTTCGAACGGTTGGCCGGCGAGTTCTCCTTTGGTGTGGCGCAGGTACTTCGAAAAAAAGCGGACGACGCGGTCCGCCTCGGCCTGGTCATACCAGTAGCCGGCGGGTTGCGCGTGTGGGTTGCGGGCGGCCTGCTTTTTCCGAGTCATGCGCGGCGGTTAAAGAATGCCGCGTCCTCGTCGGCGGTCGGTTTGGGTTCGGCATCGACGCGGCTCCGCGCCACCGGCGAGAAGCCGAGTTCCGTGGTGAATTTGCGCAATTGGTCGAGGGCCTTGTTGGCGATTTGCAGGTAGGGGTTTTGGACCGGCATTTTGTTCGGCGTCATCAGCACGGGCCCCACCTTGCGGAGCTGCTCTTCGGCGTTGGCCCAGCGGGCGTAACACTGGCAATAGGCGGCCAGTACAGCGCGGTCGGTTTGTTTTAGGAGCTTCGTTTCGGCCAACAGCGCGGTGACGCGGTCCCATTCGGCGCGGGCGGCGGCGTCCAGGTGCTCGGGGCAGTCGGGGATGTCGGCCGGCAGGTCGATGGCCGTGGGCTTGATCGGTCGCTTGCCCGGATTGCCGGCCAGGATTTTCAGCTCCGCCGGCTTCGGTTTTCGGCCTCGCATCGCCTCCCTCGAGTCATGGAACCGGCGACGGCCGGCGGCACCCCCCCTAGTTCAATTTCGCGGCGACGCGTGTTTAGCGGGGTCGGCGGTCTACGTGGTTTGTACGCGTTAAAAATTGGCCCCCCTCCCCTCTGCGGCCGTGTTGGCAGGGTGCGCGCGAGTGCGCACCAAGTGGGAGAGAGCAAAAACAAAAAAGTCTTGCGCCGCTAAGAGTTAGCGTGCGCTTCCGACGTCTCGCCGCGCTCACGTAGCGCGGCGGCCTTCAGGACTTGCGCCGCGATGTCCACCGCGCGGTGCGCACAGTCGAGCGATTCATACAAGCCATGCGCCGCGAGTCCCGCGGCGATGTGGATGGCGGCCGTTTCGAGTTTGGTCAGGCCGCCGATGACAAACACTTTCGCGCCCGCGGCGGTTTGTCCGGTCACGCTGGCCGGGTAGGCATTGGGCGCGCGGATGATCTCGGTTTCGAGTCGCGCCTCGCCGGGCTTTAAGATCGCACTCATGTCCTCGGTCGTCCTCCGTCTTCGCGTACGGTCTTTCGCGAGTGGCACTTGTGACAGGTCGCTCGCAAGTTGCTCTCCTCGTCGGTCCCGCCTTTGGCCTTGGCTAGGATGTGGTCGACGTGGCCGCTCTTACCGGTCGGTCGTCCGCATACCTGGCAGGTATACTTATCTCGCTCCAGGATCAGCAGCCGCTTGGATTGCCAGGCGCGGTCATATCCGCGCTTCGCCGCGCTCGGTCGTCGCTCGGTCGGCTGCTTCGTGACGCGCGGCAACGCGCGGTGGGTCTTGGGCGCGTAGGGCATGGGGCGCTAGTATTCGAGTTCCAACAGGGCGCGCCGGATGGCCGTGGCCATGATGTCGTTGGCCACGCCCCCCACGTGCAAGCCGCCGGCCAGCACGTAGTTGTCCACCAAGCGGTTGGTGCCCGGCTCGCGGGTCAGCTCATAGATGTCGACCAGGCGGTACCGCGGGTCGCTGGCGGCCAGCGCGCGGATGCTGGTGTTGACGGCCTGCAGCTCCACTTCTTCGGCCGCGCTCCACTCTTCGTTGGTGCCAAAGGCCGGCACGGTGCATAACACGCAGCGCAGGCCGGCCGCCAGCGCCTCGCCGGCGATGCGGCTATACTCGGTGTACACGGTGGCCGCGCTCGTCGAGTTTTTGATGTCGTTGATGCCCCCTTCCAAGACGAGCCGGTCATAGCCGCCAATGGCCTCGATGTTGCTGTCCCACCGCGCTCCGATTTGGGTAATCGTTTCGCTGCCGACGCCGTGGTTGTGGACTGCGATGGGCGCCCACGGGCTGGGGTTGACGTAGTCCTGGAGCGCGGCGGCGATGCCGTTGGCCACCCAGCTATCGCCCAAGGCGGCCACGTTGCGCAAGGTGCCATACTTGCGGCCAAAGTAGTCCCGCACGGCTTGCCGCTCGGTCGTGGTCAGCGCCGAGCTGGTGAGGATGACTTCGGCGATGCCCCCAAACCAAAAGTTGGTGGCGCCGCTCGAGGGCACGCGCGCGCCGATGCAGAGGTCGTCCCGGTTGGCCGTGTCCCCCAGCCAGTCGCCGTTGTTGGCGCCACTGCTGGCGGTGAGCGTGATCGGCGCGTTGTGGCTTTCCATCACGATCGTCGCGCCGTCTGAGCGGATGTGCAGGAGCAACCAGCAATTCGAGGGCGCGCGGTACATGGTGGCGCTGGAGCTGGCGATTAGCCGGTCCTGCGTGTCGGCGTTGATCTGGTAGTACTCCCAATAGTCGAGCGTCCCGCGGTGCGTGGCCTGCCAGTAGCGGTTGGTCGAGGCGTTGTCGCTCGAGCTGATGGCGGCCATGATCGCGTTGCCTTCGTCGGCGTCCGGGCGCAGCAGGATAAAGAGCTCGCCCGCTGTGTCGCTGCCGCGAAAACCGGCGACCAGTTCCTGTAGGTAGTCGCCGCCGTCAAAGTACAAATAGCGCCGACCGCGCGGGCCGTCGGCCTTGAGTAACGGCCCGCTGCCGCTGACTTCCTCCAGCTCCAGCGCGCTGGTGCTGCGGTCTTTCCACTTCGTGACGCGCTCGCCGACGTTGGCCTGCGCGCCGCCGGCCGTTTGCACACTCTCGCGGTCGTTGGCGTCCAGGTGCAACACCAGGTTGGCGAGATGTTGCGGCTCAAACTTATCGCCCAGGCCCAAGTATTCGATGTTTAAGACCGCGGTGGCCGCCGTCTCGATGAGCTTCAAGTTGGCGTTGGGCAGGCGGAACTCGCGCGACTCGTTGGCCAAGATGAGATTGCCGACGGTCGTGGTCGGCGCCGTGCCGTCGGTGCGATAGCGGACGTTTTGCCCGGTGACCGTGATTCGGCACTTGACCGCGCCGTTGATGTGCGGGATGGCGGCGCCGGTGGGGCCGCTCACTTGGCGAAAATGCAGCGTTTCATACATGGCGCGTGGGGTCGCTGGGGCCTGGTGGGTCGAGGTTTATGGTACGCGGCCGGCCGAGCTTTTTCGTTTGAGCGCTGGGGCTGGTTACGCGTCGACGCGCAACGTGCAGCGCTCGACCATCGTTTGGCCGCTGGTGGTTTGGGCGGTGACGGTGATGGTGTAGGTCACGCCAGCCGTGCCGCCGGCCACGGTCACGATCACCGCTTGGTTGGCCGGCACGCTTTGGCTCAAAATGGTGACCGCGCTCGCGTTCCGTTGGACGCCCGAGAGCGTCGGCCCGCTTGGGCTGACGGTGGCGGTGGGCGTGCCGGTGAGCGTGTCGCCGTCCACCAGGCGGGTTGAAAAATCGACGCCGATGGTGAGCGTCTCGGCGGCAAGTTTGGTATGGAGCTGGCTGGCCATGGGCTCGGGTTATTGGTCGCGGTCGGCGCGGTAATGGAGCAACGCGTTGGCGGCCGCGTAGTGCAGGAGCTCGCCGGCGGCGCGGTAGTGCAACAATGCGCCGTCGGCCTGGTAGCCCAAGTCGACGGTTTGGATTTCGGCTTGCGCTTCCAAGCTGGCCGGTGGCGCCACGCCGACGGCCGCGATGGCCGTCACGTTCCCAAGCGCCACGCCTCCCACGCTGAGCGCGCCGGCCGGGGCCATGCCGCTCGCCGCCACGGGCGCGGGGCCCAACTCGACCGCGCCCGCGGTGAGCGTGGCCGTCGGCGCCACGCCGGCGGCCACGATGGCGCTGACGTTTCCTAGTGCGACTGCGCCCGCGGTGAGCGTGGCGGCGGGCGCGGCCGCGCTCGCGGCAATGGCCGTCGGCCCCAGCTCCTGGAGTCCGGTATTGAGCGATGCCGCCGGCACGCCGCCCACGGCCGCCAACACTCCGGGCGCGAGTTCCACGGCGCCCGCCGTGAGCGTGGCGCTCGGCGCGCTGCCGGTCGCGGCGAGCACCCCGGGCGCCAATTCGACCGCGCCGGCCGTCAGCGTGATGTTGGGCGTTCCGCCCACTGCCGCCAGTACGCCCGGCGCGAGTTCGACCGCGCCAACGGTGAGCGTGGCTGTTGGCGTGGCCGCGCTGGCCGCAATCGGCGCGGGGGCGAGTTCGTAGGTGCTCGTCAGCGCCGCATTCGGGACGCCGCCGGCCGCCGCGATGGCGCTCACGCCGCCAAGTGCGACGCTGCCCGGCGCGAGCGTGGCGCTCACCACGGCCGCGCTCGCGGCAATGGCGCCGGGCGCTAGTTCTTGTCCGCTCGTGGCCTCGGTAAAGGCCGCGACATACGCGCCCCAGCTCCGGCTGGCGCCCAGCGTCCAGCTCGCCGTCTGGCTGCCGCTGACGCCGGCCTTGTATTCGACGTGCTGGGCCTGGTTGTCGTTGTTCTCGTCCGCTTCGAAGGCCTGCGTATAGCCTGAGCCGACGGCGATGGTCGTGCTGCTGCCGTCATAGCCGCAGCCACCGATGACGAGCGACGCCGCGCCGGGCGAGACACTCCCTGAGCTCGGCGTCGTGCTCGAGCCGGTCCCGCTGTTGCTAACCACGGTCGGCGACGTGGCGACGCCGCTCCACTCGGCGCAGCCAAAGGAGCAATTTGCCGCTCCTGAGAATGTGCCGGTGACGGTGTGCGTGGCGCCCGTGGCGCAGTTGGGCACGTACGCGCCGCGGAGGTTGACGAAATTCGAAAACTGGACGTTGTTGGTGAAGTAACTATAGGTGTTACTTTTGTTGTCGCTGGCCGTGAAGGTGCGGTACAGCGAGCCGTTCCACGCGCCGCCATGCGCGGTGATCAAGTTGCCGGCCGTCGGCGTCGCGCCAAAAGTGCGGTTGAGGGACGTGCCGGTCCCGTCGGTCGGTGTGGGGGCTTGGACGAGCGCGCCGGCCATCGTTTACAGTACTCCGGCGGGCACTTCCAGCGTGGCGATGCGCTCCTGGTCGGTGAGTTGCTGGCCTTCGATCGTGAGCTCGTAGGTCATCCGCGCCGTGGTCTGGCAAAAGCCCCGTACGCGTTGCCCCGCCCAGAGAAAATCATCGGCCTTGACTTCGCGGCCGCCGACATTGCGGGTGAGCTGGAGCATTTGCCGCACGTAGAGTGCTACCCGCGGCGTGCCGTCGCGCTCCAGCGGTCGCTGGCCGTCGGTGCGGGTCCAGCTGCTGACGACGTGCTCCCAGACGCCACTCGGCGATTGTCGCTCGATCCCAAATAGGATTTCCTTGCCGCTGGTGGCCCATTCCGCGGCGTCGGGCACCAAGCGGACGATCAGCGTGTTGACGTCGGCCGGCACGGTCAGCTCGGCCGTCGTCATCCGGCCGGCGAAGCGGCTGCGCCGGTCCAACAGCGATTGTCGCGCCAGCGGCATGGCGTGTCCCTTGCGAGTCGGCGGGGCCGGTTTAGAGCTGGAGCAAACCTTGGGCGTCGGCCGTGAAGGTGATATCGCCGCCGTTACTGCTGATGTTGTTCGTGTCGTAAAAAGCCAGCGGCACGCTGGCGGTGTCGTCGGTGATAAAGACGAACATGAGCACGCCCTCGATCGCCCGCGTCCCGGCGCCGAGCGCGGTCCAGGTCACGGCGCTCGCGGTGAATTCGCTTCGCACGTTGGCGTCGTCGCGCGAAAAGCTTTCGGTGAGCTGTTTGCGGACGTAGCCGGAGCCGTCGTGCTCGTCGAGCGTGAAGCTGCTCACAAAGTTGATGCTGGCCTCGGCCAGCGTGTCGCAGTCGGTGTTGGTCATCACCAGCAGGACGCGGACGTCTTTGCCGGAGAGGCCGTTTTGATGCACGTAGTGGCGTCCTGCCGCGTAGTAGCGGTTGGCCATGGTGCTTTAAGCGAGTGAGAGAGAGGGGAGAGAGAGCGGAGAGAGAGGGTTAGCGCCAGCGCGACGCCAGCGCGGCGATCTGGGCCAGTTCCGCGCGGAGCATGGCGACGTCCGCGGCCAGCGTGTCGCGCTCGGTTTGCACCGCGTCGAGTTGCTGGGCGAGCTCGAGGCGCTGGGCGTCGAGCCGGCTGATTTCAGCGCCCAGCCGCGCCAGCTCTCGTTGGACCGGCGCGCAGGGTTCGAAGTCGGGCATTCGGCTAGCTGCGTTTCTTTTCCAGCGTGTAGCGCGAGACGCCGGTTGGTTTCCAGACCTTGTTGGTCGTGGCAAACTGGTCGACGAGCACATACTCGCGGCCGTCGTCCAGGCGGATGGTTTCGCCGACGCCGACCGCGCGCAACAGCTCGTCGACGATCGTGTCGGCCTCCTGGTAGGCGGCGCGCCCCGAGTCCAAGGCGCGGAGATAATCCTCCACGCGCTCGGCGGCGTCATAGCGCACGGTTGCGCGGCGGGTGGCGGTTCTCGCCATGCGTGATCCTCATTTATTGGGTGGACAGTTAACAGGCTGTAGGCTGGAGACTGTCGGCTGTAGGTCGTCGGTCCGGCCTCAAGCCTCAAGCCTGCCGCCTCACACGCGGGCCAGGCGTTGCCGGATGGCGCGGACTTGGTCGCTAATGTCGACGCCGCGGTCCTCGGCGATTTTCTCGAGCGCCTCGGCCAGGTGGATGATGGCCTCGTTGGTGCCGACCGAGCTGCAGGGCCCGTCGGGGTTGGCCTGCAAGGCGGCCAGGTTCGTGAGGACGACGGCGTTCTGCTCGGCGAGTTGCTCTTGGCGCTTCAAGTGCGCGCTCGTGTCCTCCAAAAACGCGCTATGTCGGCTGGCCAACTGGGTGAGGATGCCTCTGTCCTCGTCCAGCAAGCGGGTGGCGATGTACCGCCCCACGCGCCAGGCGGCCAGGGCGATGCCCAGCACCAGGACCGTGGGCAGGCCGAGCGTGGAGACAAGCTGCGCGATCTCGTTCATGGGGGCAGGCGCGAGGCTGGAGGCTGTAGGCTGTGGTAGGCTGGGGTTCTGAGGCGCTGACCTCTAATCTCCAGCCTCCAGTCTCCAGCCTGTCAAAAAAACCTTCGCGCCGCCTGGGGTGGGCGTCTACTTACGCTAGTCTGCCGAGCGCGTCAGCAGGCTCCGGGTTGGCCGCCGCGTCGG